GAGAGAGAGAAAAGGGAAATAGGCGCGTCGGGGTCTTTCTCTTACGCGAATCCAATAATAAAAATCGTTTTATAGCTATTACCTATATGATAGAATCCGTATATATGCTGAATATTCTATAAGTCACATGAATGTCGGTAGATGTGGAGAAAGTCGATAAACAAGGTTTAGCAGTTGCTGGTCTGCTTGTCGTCACTCCTCCTACGCGGCTAATCAAAACCAGTTATGAGAAACATATGAGTAGTGGACGAGGAAGGCCAAGAAAACCAACTGAATTAAAAAAGCTTACAGGTACGTTTAGGAATGATAGAGCCTTTCCTAATGAGCCAAAGCTAGGAGTGTCTTTTCCAGATAAACCGGAGTGGTTAGACGCTGATCCGTTGTCTTCTGAGTTGTTTGACCAAGTTAGTAAGTACATGGTAGACATGCGTGTTTCGACTTCCGTAGACGGCTTGGCTATCTCACTGTTAGCTGACCAAGTTGCGCTATATCTGCGTTTACGTAAGCAGTTATTAGAGGAAGGTGAAATGATCCACACTCCTAATAGTGCTGGTGAAATAATTATGAAGGCACACCCAGCAATCGTTCCAATGAATCAGAGTTTTGTAAACATTACACGTTTAATGCGTGAGTATGGGCTTACAGCAAGTTCTCGCTCAAATTTAGCAACGAAAGATGAACCCTCAGACATTAGTTCGTTTGAAGATTTTCTTAAAGTGAACTAGGAGACAATATGCAATCAACAGACACATATAAGCCAATACAGTTAGTCTGGCCTATTGCGCTTGTTTTAATTACAGCTGCTATAACCTGGGGAAGCGTTAGAGCGGAAAGCGAACAAACGTCTCGAGCGGCGTCAGAAAACAGAATAGACATTAGGGCTGTAAAAGAGAAAGCAGCGGAACTTGATAAAAAAGTTGCTTTAAATGAACAGTCTTTAGATCAGATAAGAGCCAGCGTACAAGACATAAAAACTGATACAAAAACTATTTTAAATGTTTTGTCTTCGCAAACAGGGAGCGAATAGCGGTGGGCATATTAAGCCAAATATTAGGTTCTGGAGATGTTGTAAGCAAAGGCTTAGACCTTATTGATAGCTTTCATACATCTGAAACGGAAGCTATAGAAGCTAAGACAAAAGCTAAAACTGATCTTTTGACAAGCTACGCACCGTTCAAGGTCGCACAGCGATACATTGCGTTAATATTTGGATTTACGTTTGTTGGGTCTTACTTGATGGTGTTGATCTTGTTTTTTATGGACCGAGACATAACAGCCGTACAGGAATTAATTACTGCGTTTAAGATTGATTGGATCATGTTGACGATTGTTGGTTTTTACTTTGGCGGTGGAGCGTTTGAAGGTATCACCAGTAAGAAGGTCGGTAAGTGAACGACGACTCGATATGTGAAGCGGCGTGGGATTACGCTACTAAGTGCGTGTCTGGTGAAATAGATGTATGTAATAACGTCATCATGGCCTGTAAACAGGCGCTTGATATGCAAAAGCGTGATGATATTGTTTTTGATAAAAGCGCAGCCGCAAGACCTATAAAGTTTGCAAGTTTTATTAAGCATTTAAAGGGGCCACTTGCTGGACAACCTATTGTCTTTGAGCCTTGGCAAATGTTTTTGATTACGCAGGTGTATGGGTGGAAGCGTGAAGACGGTCAGAGATTACGTCGTTCTATCTATATCGAAGTGCCAAGAAAGTCAGGTAAAAGTACCTTGTGCAGTGTTCTTTCCCTATACCATTTAATGGCAGACGGAGAGAGTTCCGCAGAAGTGTATTCAGCCGCGACAAGCCGAGATCAAGCTCGAATCGTGTTTGGAGATGCTCAAGCAATGGCACGAGCGTCTACCCATTTGAGTACACATTTAAATGTACAAAGAAATTGCATAGCTTTTACAAAAGCCAACAGCAAATTTGAGCCGCTATCTGCTGATGCTGGTAGCCTTGAAGGTCGCTCACCAAGCTTTTCAGTTGTTGATGAGTTACATGTACACAAAACACCTGAAGTCTATGATGTGCTTAACGTGGCCAGCGGCGCACGTTCCCAGCCATTACTTTTTACAATCACAACATCCGGCGTTAACCGGGAAGCTATTTGCTATCAAGTTAGAGATTACGCTTTAAAAATTCTACAAGGCCATGTTGATGACGACACGTTTTTCTCGATGGTCTATGGCGTTGACGAAGGCGACGATTGGCGTGACCCAGAAGTACATAAAAAAGCTAATCCAAATTATGGTATTAGTGTGCAGCCTGATGACTTGGTTAGATTATGTAAGCAAGCCGAAGAATCGCCCAGTGCAGAAACCAACTTTAAGACGAAACGGCTTAATATATGGTGTAGCACAGACAGCGCCTGGATTAGCTCCCACGCATGGGATTCGTGTGTCCAAAGTCGCCCTCCCCTTGAATATTGGAAAGGTAAGCCCTGCTATATCGGTCTTGATCTTGCGTCAGTAAATGATTTTGCTTGTGTAGCTTTGTTGTTCCAAGAAAAAGGATTTATTTATCCGTATGTACAAAGTTATTTACCGCTAGAAACTATTACAGCTAAGTCTGGCGCTATGGGCGGTCGTTACAAAGAATGGATGGATTCTGGCCACATAATAGCAACTGACGGCAGTGTGACTGATCTAGGTTACATAAAAGAACAGGTACTACAGGCTTGTGAAGACTACCACGTAAAGCAAATTGCATTTGACCCTTACGGCGCACACGAGTTAGTTGCCGAGTTAATGGACCAAGGTCTACCTATGGTCAAGTTCCCACAAAACATAATGAATATGTCTGATCCCGCTAAAGAGTTTGAAAAGGCTGTACTAAGTAAGCGTCTCGCTCACGGCAGTGATGCTGTTTTAAGCTGGATGGTTAGTAACTGTGCTGTTTGGTCAGATGTTAACGACAATATAAAAGTTAAAAAAGACGGTAGTCAGGCTAATAAAATTGATGGCGTCATTGCCATAATTATGGCTCTAGGAAGAATGAAAGTTCATTCCGGGCTACAACCTTCACCCTATGAAACTCGCGGCATTCGCACTTTATAACAGGAGCAGAAAATGGTCTGGCCCTTTACAACAAAGCCGACGGCAACAAAGTCTGCTTCTTACTCTTTAGATTCACCAGCGTTGATGAACATGATCATGCGCGGAGAGACACCTAGTCTTAACTCAGTTGGCCCTGAAACCGCAATGCGTCTTTCAACCGTATATGCTTGCGTAAAAATTCTCTCTGAGACTGTAAGTACTCTACCCTGCCACTTATTTAAGCTATCAGAAGACCGCTCTACAAAGTCACATCTGTGGTCTGACGTTATGCACACGCTTGTGCATCGATCACCTAACGATTGGCAGACTGCTCAAGAGTTTTGGCAACAGCAAATGGTTAATCTTTGCTTACGCGGTAACAGTTATAGCTATATCGTTAGAGCAGGTAGTAGTGGCCGTATCGTTGCTATACATCCTTTGCCAGTGGATGCAGTAAGTGTAAATGTTTACGCTCAAAACAGGATTGAATATTCTGTCGCATTAGGTGAAAAAGGCGAAACTCGATCAGAAGTATTTCAGCCTGAAGAAATTCTGCATTTTAAAACAATGAGCATGGACGGTATTAGAGGTGTTAGTCCAATCAGCTATCAAGGCCACTTATTAGGTGGGTCTATTGAAGCTCGTGACCACGCAAACAATGTATTTGCTAATGGCAGTACACCGCGTGGGGTTTTGATGGTAGATGGCACTCTTAGTGACGAAGCTTACAGTAACCTTAAAGATTCTTGGTCAAGCTCACACTCTGGCACTCAGAACGCGAATAAAGTTGCGCTGCTTGAGGCTGGTGTCAAATTTGAGCCAATCTCAATGTCCCCAGGTGATGTTCAGTTAATTGAAACGCGCCGTATGTCTCGAGAAGAGATATGTGGAATCTTTAGAGTTCCCCCACACATGGTTGCTGATTTATCTCGTGCTACTTTTAGTAACATTTCTGAACAAAGCATGGATTTTTATCGGTCAGCTATTAGCCCTTACCTCAAGACATTTGAGTCTCGGATGAACTACACCTTTTTAGGTGATAGCACTAGAGAGTTTAAGTTTGACGTTAGTGAGCTAATTCGAGGTGATTTTGCAGGTGAAGTAGATGCCTACAAAAAGCTTCTTGAGATCGGAGTTATGTCACCAAATGAAGTTCGTGGTCGTCTCGACATGAATCCTCGAGAAGGAGGCGATGACTTTGTGTCTGACTCTAACAACCTAACTTTTGGCCAAGACGAAGAGCAATCACCGTCCCCAGCAGAGCCAGAGCCATCAGAAGAAACGGAAGAAGTAATAAGCGAGGATTACAATGAATAAAGTATTTCACCTTGAGGGTGTAAAAATCTATGACACAGAAGACGATGAGAGAAAGTTTACTGGGTACGCAAGTACGTTTGGTAACTTAGATCGAGTCGGTGATGTTGTTGATTCGGGAGCTTTTCAAAAAAGCTTAGGATTACATAAAGCTGACGGCACTATGCCAGCTATGCTTTTGCATCACGACCTTAAACGTCCAATAGGACGTTGGACGTCTATGACTGAAGACTCAAAGGGCTTGTCTGTAGAAGGAATATTGACTAAAGGTGTTCAGGACGCTGACGAGGCGTATGCCCTTTTAAAGTCAGGTGCTATTGCTTCTATGAGCATTGGATACCGGGTAAAAGATGAAGATTATAACCCTAAGACTAAAGCCAACCACTTAAAAGAGATTGAGTTACATGAAGTCAGTCTCGTAACGATTCCCGCCAACCAATCCGCAACAGTTTCTGCTGTTAAAGATGCCGATGGCGAGTTAAACATTAGAGAACTTGAAATAGTCTTGCGTGATGCTGGCCTGTCTCGAAAAGAAGCTAAAACCGTCTTAGCTGCCGGAGCAAAAGCTTTAATCTCTGATGAAACCCCCGAGTTAGTTGAAGAAGTGAAAAGTGAGCGTGATGCTGAACTCGAAGCTCGACAACTGCGACTCAGAGCGTTGTTGGAAACAATCAACAACATACAATCTTAAACTAAATAGGAAACTCTAATGACAGAGAAAGTACTAGATGACGTTCAAGCTGAAGTCAAAGATGTTGATCTTGATTCTGTTGAAAAGGCAGTTGAAGAACTAGCCGAGCAGAACAAGTCAGTCGTAGCTGAGAACGAGTCACTTAAATCAGAAGCTGAAACAGCCTCGAAAGAACTTGCAGAAGTAAAAGCAAACCTTGAAGAAATTACTGCTAAAAACTCTGCTCCAGCAATTATCACTTCCCAAAAGGAAACAGACCAAATGGAAAGCAAAGCATTATTTAAGACCTTCCTTCAAGAAGGCATGGACGGACTCCGTCAAAAAGGCACAAGTTTAAACATCAGCACAAACGATGAAGGTGGATACGCTCTGCCAGAAGAGTTGCGTCAAGAAATCATTAAGCTTGAGAAAGAAGTATCACCTTTACGTCAAGTGTGTTCAGTAGCATCTGCTGCTACTACTGATGTGAAGCAATTAGTTGGTATTGGTGACGCAGCATCTGGCTGGGTTGGTGAGACCACTGCTCGTGCCGCTACTAACTCACCAGAGTTAGCACAGCGTACCGCTACGTTTGGTGAAGTTTATGCACGACCACAAGTTTATCAGCACATGCTAGAAGATGCGTTCTTCGGTGTAGAAGATTGGCTAACTGGTGAAGTTGCTCGTCAATTTGCTGAAGCTGAAGGTACTGCCTTCTTGTCTGGCAACGGAACTAACAAGCCAGTTGGTATCTTGAATGGTCTTACTCTAAACGCTGAT